GTTCTCTGTCAATACTCCGGTAGTTGTGTTCGTTATCGTGGAGCCGTCGTATGTAGTGAATGCCAAAGTTAAAGGTGCGGTCGTGTTTTTAAGCGTGATGTAGTGGTTTGGCGAATCCGCATCCCTGTAAGTGAACATCGTGTTTGTCCCGGCTGGACTTGTTATTTTCACCCAGCACGAAAAGCTAAAGTTTTTCGATGTTACGAGTGCTGTGGAAGTAATGTACGCACTTCCAGCTAAGTACGCTGATGATCCATCAACGTATGATGCAGTGAAGTCCGGCCCTAGTACGATGCTGTCTACAGTTTCGTCAGCGACGGGAAGGGTCCAAGTCGTATTCGTTCCGCCGAATGTTCCTGTGAGTTCAGACGTATTATCCATGTGCGTCTCGAACGCAAACAGGCCCGGCTCATTATCCTGCGGCACCGTCATCTTCCTGATGAAGTAACCCTGTGCGTCTTCGACAAGCATGTAGGCGGTAGTGCCAGTGTGTGCAATATCAACGATGCGATCAGCAGAATCAAAGACGTACTTACCCCAAGCAGACTGTAGTTTCTCAATACCATTCCAGAACATTTTGTAGACGTACAAGATGTTCGTATCCAATGCGGTGCAAATGACCGTATTGGTGTTCTCCATGGCATTTATACTCTTCATCGAAGTGGGCAGTAATGTCTGTACGTGTGATGTAACATTTGCTGCAATGTTAGAGACTTGCGAATCGTCATAGTAGTATTCGTATACCGCATTTGAATCACCGTTGGCTGCAAGGAAGTAAACTTGGCTACCCATAATTGACGGACGCACGCCCTCTAGGGACTGATATGCCGTAGAGGGCGTGACTGATGCCGTCGTTGGAGTAAGGGTTTCTGGGGCGTTGAGTTCATACTGCTGCCCAGCTTTAGTAAACACAAGTAAAGATTTCCTGAATGGAACAATGAAATCGCATACTGCGATAGAGTCTCCGTCACCACCACCACTGGTAAGTGCATCAATTGGAGCCGCAGGCCCGATGTTGGTGTGGTCTGGTAGATAGAAGTCAAAGAAGTCATCGGCCTCAGAAAGCAGAATGTGCTCGTCGCTGGCTAAAATGTAGCGGTTGCGATGAAAGGCGGTATCGCTGATCTTAAATCCCTGCAACCATGGCTCGGGTATTGGGTTGGTAGTTTTGTTGCCGGTCTCCCTGAACCCCCAATTGATTTCAGAGAGATGAAAGTAGGTTGTACCGAGCGACCACGCTGAACCGATGCCACGTTGGTATTGGAGTTCGATTTCGCTGTCAGTGAGTATGTGTTTGTAGAGTGCAAACTCATCAAGTTCTCCAGCAAGTGATTGGGAAAGTGTAGTGGTTGCTTCCGTATAAAGAACTCCAAGGTACAAAGGCAGGGTGAAGTTGATCAGGTCTGTCAGTGAATCCTGTGCACCAAACGTCAATGCCTCTTTCACGCCGTCGAGCCACATATCAATACGGTTGATGGCGGGGTCGCAGTTGATAACGATGTGGTGGTAGGCATCGTCATAGATACCTGTGTCTGCGGTTGTCATTGCCGCAAACAGATCATCAGAGCTGTTGTCTGTAAGGAAGAACGCTATCTTACCGGGGACGTTTGTTCCAGACTCGTTTTCATTTAGAGTCAGCTCAAGTCGCATTTCGGAGGTATGATTTATTCCACATATTGTCTTTGCTGTTGTCGGCGTGCCGTCAGTCTTAAACCACGCACTGATGGCAAAGCCATCAGCCATGTCGCTACCGAATGTTCCAAGTGTAGTAATAGTCGTGTGCTCTGATGTTGCTGGATATGTGACCGCAGTGTTCGCATCGCCAGAGATTGCTCCCGTCACACCCAGAGCTGGCGAGCTTACATGCGTGCCTGTGTGTGCTTCCATTTCATCGGCGGCAGAAGTGCCGGATGACTCTCCGAGTCTGTAGTAAACATAGGCATCTGCTTCGACTGCTGATTCGTAGGTCGAGCCGTAGCCGGCGATGAAAGTCCTAACCATCTTGATCGGCATGGTTGTGGCGTCCAGTTCTGCGTCTTCTTGGTTTGAACCTGAAGGTACTCGCTCCCACCTGTCGTCAATATCAAATGTCACGCTTTGAGGAGACCCGATGCCTGCGGTTGCAGAGCCTCCGTAGAACGGCTCGCCACTATTATCGGTTATGTCGAGTCCACCATCGGGGGCCAAAGTGTTTGTGACGGCTGCACCGATGCCGCGATAGGGCGATACGATTGTGAATTTGCCGGTGCTTGCATCAATATCGGTGTACCTGACCATGGCGTTTGTTGCACCTGCCGCTTGTAGTCTTGCTGTGAATCGTCTAGCTATTTCGTCGAAGTTGTTTGCTTCGTCTTCAAAGAAATCTTCTAGGACGTTATATGTGTGCGTTGTAGTATCTGGCTCCGTGAATATTACCTTGAATCCCAGCGGGTTTCGGACAGCATTGTTCCAGTAATCGACAACTTCGTCCCAGTTACCGTCTGTAGCTCCGTAAGTGTGCTCAGCGAATCCATTTTCTTCAAGCGTAAACTTGTAAGTACCTGTTGTTCGTGTAGCTGTTGACTCTTCTGTTCTGTGATAGGTGCCGGTGGCGGGGTTGTGTGCGATCATCGCATCGTAGTCCCGATGAACGGTTGTTACTTCATAGGTTTCGGATACCGTTCCGTCAAGAACGACGGTGCGGTTAGCGACAATTGTGAAGTCTGCAATCGTGGTCAACGCATAGTCGTTGGCAGATGGCGTACCATTGTCAAGATATGTTTGGGCAGCGGTTTCAACGCGGGTTTTAATTTCAGTTCCGGTGAGGTCGAAGAATCTCATGGCCCCTTGTCCGTATATCACAAGATATTCTTCAGTCTCGTCTCTCTTGATTGAGTGTATCCTGTAGTTTCTACCTGCTGTGAGTCCGGTAATTGCAAAAACCGTTTCTGTGCCGGGCCTTTTTTCGGCTCCGTTTTGTACGGAATGTAGTATGTTCTTTGCGTCGGATGACTGATTGGTATTGCGAACACTTGCTGGCTGTTCGCTCATACCTCCCCACAGCGGTCCTGTAGAGATTATTTGATTTGGCATACTATCTCCGTGGCATGTTTGCATTCGACCGGCCAAGAATCTGTCGGCCTAATGTAAAGTCAAGAATGTTTAAGTCCTGATTGATTGCGTCCATCCTGTGTGCCTTACTTGTTTTGTCGCTAGACTCTTGTGACAAGAAGGCGTCTTGGGTTCTCCCACCGATTGTCCGTCTTTGGAATATCTTCGATGATTCAGCAACGATCATGGACACCAACTCTGGGTTGCTTAGATTGATGAAGTCTAATTCCTTAACCTGTGTTGTCTTGATGTCTGCATCGAAATCGAATGATTGTGTCTTGGGCTTGTAGAGTTTGCGGCCTCGAAGCACGATGTCCAAGTCGGCATCTTTGCCGTATGTGTCTACTTTGAGTACGTCGGATTCAACAAAGATATTTCCTGTCGTGACCGTAGCCACCGTCCCTGAAGTTGCGGTCGCGGCACTGGTTCCGCCAGTGAGCGTCTCGGCAGCTTGGAATGTCCCGGTGATCGTATGCAGCCACATTAGGTTGGACGTATCTATCTGATAGAACTTGCCTGTAGCCGCGCTGGTTCCGCCTGTAACGGTCTCGCCGACTACAAAGGTGCCAACCACGCTCGATGTCACGATGGTGTGTGTGGGGTACGGAAGCGTCAGGTCGTAGTCCGTGTTCTCATGCCATCCGATTGTCTGGATGCGTGTGGAGTAGCGGTCGAGAATGGTTTCGGCAATGCCCTCTGCTGAAGTATTTCCTGTATCAAGAGCTGCTACCTGTGCTTCCATGATCGATTCGAGCATTTCATTGACTGCTTCAAGTTTAGTCACTGTTTTTGCTCCTTTTAAGGTATTCCCGTATCCAACGGATGTCTGTTCTCACCGCAGCCATGTCTTTCTCCATTGTCTCTATTCTCTTTAGTGAGTTTTTGTGGGCTGGAAGCTCGATGTGGGATTCCATTGCTGACGATACTTGTGTCAGAAGAATATACGGGCCGATGATGGCAGCAAGAACTACGACTGATATGCAGATTAAGTGGCCTATCTTCACGGCGTTATCAAGCCCGTTGTTTTCTTTGGTATTCAATGAATTTCTCCGTAATTATGAACCCGGATTTCTTACTTGGTATCTGCCCTTGAATCTATTGCTGCTTCTGATCCTCGTAATCCTGCCACCATCGCCAACGGTAATTGCTGAACCGCTTACCTTGAATGTGTAGTCTTGTTCATTGGCATCGTTTGATCGAATAGTTACTGTCGCCGTTTGCGTACCGGCTCTCGTTGGTGTGAAGGTTACTGTAAATGTAATACTGCCTGACGATGCGACAGGAGAGTCTGTTGGATCAGCGTCAACTATAAAGTTGGTTTCGCTAAGGTCGTCATGTCGTATGGTCGGGATGTCGTCAAGAACAAGGTTTCCTGACCCTGTGTTTTCAATCGTAAAGGTGTGAGTGTCAGATGACCCGATGGTTATTGCACCGAAGTCTGTGTCATCAGCCGTTGCAGGCGTGGTGTCGCCGCTTACGATGTCTTGTGAGTTGCCCTTGACGTTTATTTCTGGTGCAGTAGCCGTACCAGTGACGCCGACTTCAAAGGTGTATGGAGAGCCAGTGCCGTCGTGGTCAATACTGATAGTGTCAGTCTTTGCACCATCTGTAGTCGGGTCAGCCTCTACGGTAAATGTGGTTTCTTCTCCGGGTGCGAGTGCGGTGTCGGTGGGTTGTACCGTGACGCTGAATTGCGTACCAGTGGTCAGGTCAACGACCGGAGTTCCGGTCAGATTAACTGTAGCATCGCCTTCGTTTCGTAAGGTAAATGTAACCGTTCTGGTTCCGCCTGTGGTTTCTACACTGAGTAGGTCGGTGCCATTGGCTGCTACCGGGCCTGTTGTTCCATCGGTTATGATGAACCCGTATGGATCGACTGCTGTAAGTTCAGAGATGTCACCTGCACTATAAATAGCTTTAATATCGAAGGTGAATGGCGAAGATGCGTCGTCAGAGAATATAGAGGCTGTGCCTGTATAAGTACCCGGTACGCTTGTCCTGATCATTAAGTAGGCGACGCCAGAATTTCCGGCAGCCATTGTTTTGCTTCCACCAAATCGATTGTATACAACAATGTCTGCAATGTTTCCATTTATAATTAACATCTTGTCGGTCAGCGTAAGTTCTGCACCGCCATCATTATTTGTCTGATATATGGTTAGTGCACCTGCTCCAACTCCCATGGTGCCAAAATCAGTGCCGTCCGTCGTGGCTGGTGTAGAATCGCCGTCGGTGATTGAATTGTAATTGCCAGTTGCCGGGTCTCTTCCCAATACCGCCATATTAGGCAATGGTAGAGCTGACGTACCTGTCATCTCGTTATACATTGCGTAGACATGACCACCGGAGCCGGGGCCGCCACTGCCATATATCTCAACTTGGATGCTGTCGGCATAGGCTTGGGTTAATTCAAACTTGCTGCCAACCAGCGAATCAGAACTGGTAAACTCTTCTGAATGCCAGCCTGTGCTAGTATCTGACAGGGTGCGTTGTTGGGACCACGTTCCATCAATCTTGATTCGTATCCTTGCGTCGGCACCGCCAGAGTAGCTGGTTGTGTATACCCATATTTTAACGGATGTAACCTCTGTGGCTGTTGGGTCTGACATACCAAAGACTGCAGTAAATCCCCCCGGTCCAGCGAATCTAATTTTGTCATCAGCAGGAGCATCTGGTTGTCGTGTCCCTTCGTCTATATCAGCAAAACCACCCGCTGTCCAAGAGCTTGATACGGTGCTGGTGGGGTCTTGGTAGATTGTTGCCATGGTTTAATTCAGCATCTTTCCTCTTAGTACGCCGATGGTGTCATCGCCGTTGGTTGCGAGTACCGTTTTGACAAGTGCTTTAATTGCAATACATCCGGCACAGTCGTAAACGGTCGTGCCAGTTTTGATGTCAACGCTGGTCCACTGGAATACAGCGCCGTCGTCAGCATCGGTAGTATCTGCAATTGTGAGCGTGCAGTCGTAGTTGCCATCTGCAAGTTGCAGACGCATCCACTGTTCGTTTATGTCTTTCCCGAACAGTATGACGATGGCATTTGTTGTTACCGATGTAGCGGCTCTGCTGTACCCGCACGAGAGTGCAACGAATCCGCCCATGCTGCGAATGTCTATTTCATGGATGAGTGAAGATGTTTCTGCCTCGACATTCTGTAGGTCTGAAGTTACATCATCCATCGCGGTGGCATCGATCATAGGGAACCAATCGGTGTTCATCGATACCGGAGTTGGTCTTGGCGTCATGCCGGGGTCATTAATTAACGCCAGCGTTTGCGTATTTGCCATATTCTATCTCCGAATAAAAAAAAGGGCAGGACTGGTTTGACCCAGTCCTACCCACTCCAGCGAGGAGTATTTTGTAGGATTTATACGTCGCCGTAGTGAATCCAAGTAATCGTGATAGTTCCCGTCCAAGTAACTGTACCGTCTGCATCAATGTCCGTTCCGCCTGTTACGCAGGCGTTTAGGTACATATCGACAGCAGTTGAAGTGCCATCGATTTGTGCAGAAGAGGCAGCAAGTGCACCTGTAACCGTTGCGGCTGCTACGTTGATTGTCGTGGACGATGTCCACGCAGTCGATGGCAGCATGTCTGCTTCGGTACTTGTGAGTGCAGCGTTAGCTGCGGCAACGGCTGAACCGATTGACCACACGCCAGCTACACCGGAGTTAATTGTGTCAGCAATTACTGAGGTGGTCGTGGGTGCGATAGAGGCAACGCATCCGAGGATGCCAATACGCCCTTCGGGGAAGTCGTAGATTTTAATGCCACCGCCCTGAACAGTTGCATCAATCATTGCGATTGGTGTAGCTGTCAGGGTGATAACTGTTTGGTGAAGCGAGTCGCTGCCATATTCGACAGCGGATACGGTAGAGCCATTGACGGCACCAATGCCGTATGTTGTGGCTTCGCGGCCAGTGTCATACAGCGTTTTTTGGCCGGTTTTACCGTAAGTTCGAGATGTTGATAGACTCATAACTTTTTCTTTCTTACGGCTTAGCCGACAAAGGTGATTTCAGCACACGCCTCGGGACGCAGCCATTTAGTTCCTTGGAGCAATCGGGCGCCAATGAGCCACGATAGTTTGTCATCGATCCAAGTAGGAGCGATGGGACGAATGCCGCCGAACATGACCGTACCTGTTGAGGTCGGGTGTCCAGAGCAACATGCAACCACCTTGGAGAAGTCGCCTTGGTAGGCCGCTTCGCCAGTGGTGATGTTTGTGGAGGGAACCTGATTCGTATCAACTATACGGAAGCCTTCGACTTGCGTAATAATACGTTGCAGGAGTTGGTTTGTGCTGGGGTCAACGAAGTCTCGTGAGACAATTGTCTTATCCTTAAGCAGCACTCTCTTCATTCGTGGACGAATGTAAGCGACGCGATTGCCCTTGGGTACGTTGGTCTCATCGAAGACCTGAGCTACCGCAGCAAGGTCGTCTTGGAAGGCGTAGGAGCCTGTGACGCTGATGGGATATGCAGCGGCTTCTGTCGCTCCTGTACGAGTAACTTGCACGCCTTCAGGGAATTCACTGGCAGGGCCGCGAGCGGCAATGCGTGAACCGATGATAAGCTGGCGTGCAATACGTGTGTCGAGTGTTTCTGCAATAGTCTGCGAAGCTTCAAAGGCAGAAGCTGATCGTTCATCGAAATGCGTGATGAATGAAGTCACTTCATCTAAGTAGTTATGCGAGACCAATTGCTTGGTGTCAACGGGGACGGTGCGTTCTTCACTGATTGGTTCTGGATTACCAGACAATTCTGTACCCGCAGTATGTTCGTCTGTGGTCATCTTCCAAGTCGCGGGGAATTGGTGAGATTTACCAGACGCAATCTGCTTACGCAGACCATTCTGAAGGAAGGCAGTTTGCTGCGGGAAAGCCCGCAACACCATGCCAGAATATTCAACCAGAGCTAGAGCACGAACGTCACCAGCACCAAGGTCTTGTAGAAAGGTGTTTGGTGATACATTTGCCATTTGAAATTATCTCCATGGGGGTGAAAAGGAATTACTACCGAACGGTTTTGCTTCAACAGCAACGTCCGGGTTATCCACTTTTACAGGGGCCGCGTGCGGTTATCCCTTTTAGAGTGGGCCTTTTCTGTCGTGTCTCCAACTGGCGTACTTGGGCGTGCGTCCAAGTGGACGGCGTTTCCGCTGCAAACCAAAAGAGTCCTGTCGGTTTTCACCGACAGAACTCCGCGTGGTCGTGAGACCTGTAACGTAAGTTAATTGATCGCGTGTGACATCGTATCTGCAGCAAACGATTTCTGCATTTTCCGAAGTATGGCACCGCGATAGGCGGGATCGTAGTTCGGATTTGGAATGCCATTTGGCAGGACTGGATCGTATCTTTGGTCCATCATCGCAGAGGAAAGCTCTGCTTCATTACCGAATGTCGGGGTTGCCGACTGTCCCGGCCCGGTGCCTTCCACCAGAGCCTGTGCATCGCCTGCACCAATGGCTGTTTTGTGCTTGGCGACAAGCCAATCAACAGCACGCTCAGCTTCTCCGGGGTCTGTGCCTGTCACGGCTTTGTTGTACCAAGTGATGTCGTCTTTGGCTAGGCTCTTGAGTCCCCATTCGAGCAGATTATCAAGCTGATCTTGTCCACCGGCTTTATTTTGGGACATATCATTTATCGCGTTTGTGGCAGCCTGTGCCTTGTCTACCTGAGTTTGCATGAAATCATTCATGATGTTCTTAGGTACGCCGGGCAGAACCTTTCCAAGTGCTGCGAATTGATCGTCACTTAGACTACCGCTTTCAACGAAGTCTTTCCCAAGTTGCATGGGATCAAGACCAGCCTTGGTTGCAATCTCAGATACTCCATCTTCATCGGAGAACATAGGCTTGTCCATGGTCGGAGGCGTGGGCGGCGTAGCGTCGCCGCTTCCCTCATCACCGGGTTTGGATTCGCCGCCGCCCAATTTGCCTTCGAGTTGACCATAGCTTTTAGCGAGTTCTTCGGTCATGACTTTTTTGTTTTCACCGTCCCAGAACTTCTCTTGAAGCCAGCCGGGTCTTTCTTCGACGTTGCCTTCAAGACCTAGTGCATCAACCTGACCATAAGGGTCAGGCTCGCCTTTTCCGATAGCTTGCATTCTTGCACTGTACTCAGGTGTTCCTGCTACGAGTGCTGGTTCCGGTGGACTGTTGGGTTCTTGTCCCTTACCGCCTTCTGCTGGATTGGGTACGCCGTCTTCTGCCATTTTAATACTCCTATGCTGCTGGTTGTTGCTCTTGCTGCGAGGCGGCAGCAACCTGCTGCTCTGCTATTTTGCCAGCCGACTGTATGGCCTGTTGGCCTGCCTGCTGTTCCATAGCTGCCTGCTGCTGCGCTGCCTGCTGTTGCAGGAATTCTTCTTCGTCCATGCGAAGACCTTCCGGGTCTAGTGAGAATCCCTGAAGGATTCTGTCTGTAAGTACGCCGGGTTTGATACGATCAAGTGCACCGGGTATTTGCGATAGTGTTTGTACTGCGTTGATAAGGCTTTCTAGATCGGTCTGCCTGCTCAACGCTTCCATGCCAGTGAGCAAGTTGATCTGAATCGTGTCTTCTTCAAGTTCTGGGGGAAGAGATGGAATCATCAGGTCAACTTCCATCTGATGCACGAGGCGTTTGAGGTAAGGCTCCTGCATGTCGCGGGCCAGTGGCGCAAAGATTCCGCCGAGTACGCTTTGCAATTCTCTTGCTATACGCATGATTTGGGTTGCCGTTACACGTTCGCCCGTCGGCTGCATCGAAGACTCTATGAGCATCGACTTAGCAAGACGCTTCTCGATGTTCATTGCTGTTGCTGATGCGACTTGGAAGTCGCCCATCTTGTTTGTCTGAAGGAATCCAATGCCGTCTGGAACTCCGTTTGTTACACGGCCCTCGACGATTGCGCCATTCTCCTGAACAATGTCGTTGCGGTACATGCCCTTCGTCTCGTCGATGACAACAAGAAGTTTGGCCGCAGCAACGCTGCCGTCGAGTATGGCTTTGGACAATCCGTTAAGGCTGCGAAGGTCGCCCATCTTCATCTCAACAAAACTACGCGAGTAGTCTTGGCCGGGTATCTCTTCAAAGCCAACAGGGAAGAAGGATGACACCTTCTCGTGTGATTCAGTAATGACTGTGCCATTAAGTTCCTGAACAATATTGACACCGCCTTCCAGAGACTTGATGACTCGCGTGTATAACTTGAACTCTTTTGGCTTGGGCTTGGTTACGTCTACTGTTGTGGCGGATGCAATGTTTTCGTCTGTTATTCTTGCTCTTGCCATTTCCTCTTGGGTCATCATTTCAGGAGCGAGGTCTTCGACTGTCATAATCTTAATGACATCGCCGGACGAATCTTTTTTCTGTGCCCAGTTTTCTACCGGATAGTTTTTCAGGCGGTAGTCTTTCATTAACCTGACCAGACTGTCGCCGACTATGAGTTGATGGCCTATTGCGACCGCCTGTTTAACTCTGTGGTTGTGTGCATCCACCTGAGATGCAACAAGAAGTTCTCTTGCGTATAGCCAGTTTTCAAACATGGCAAACATTTCATCGTCAATAAGAACATTGGTTCTTACTTTTGCTGACGGCACAAACCTAAACCAAGGGATAGGCGGGAACAATGCGGTAAGCAGATGGCTTCTTAAATTAGACACGCCATCTGATCCGATGTTCTGATAGGACTGAAGCATTGGATCGTTTATTGTTGATCCAATATTAATCACTACTGATGGTACTGTCAGGGCTGCGTGCTCTCTTGCACGTTCGAGTACCTCTGACTTGGCTGCGAACATGGCATCATACTCAGCCTTTAGATTAGGCAATTTGCGTCCCTTGGACATTGGTTCCAGAGTCGTCCCCTATGGTGGGCCGGTCCCTACGCATCGAACGCCTTGACCTTCTTCTTTGTGCGATAAGGGCAGCGTCTTTTGCAAGACGACTTTCGTCTATGTCAATCTCTTTTCGTATTGGCCTCTCTTTAATTTTAGGCATCTCAGGTGTGCTTCCACCGCCCATGTTATTCTCCTTTCGCGGCTTTCCCTTGCCAGCGTCTCATGGTTGCAACAATCTCTTGCATGCCGAGTATGCGGGCAAGTTCGTA